CCGTAAGACTCCATTATTTTATCTATAACAAGATCGGCATTAACTGAGGTTTGCCTAACGTACTGCTCGGCTTCTTCTTGGGTTATGCTAATACCTGCTTCCGCTGCGGCATCCATAACTTCTTGAGAATCTATGTAACGACTATCTACGTACGCATCTACTTGTGTATTTAATTCAGCATCAGGGTTATTACCTGTGTACTTGTTTAGATCAGCTTCGGTGGGTTCATAACCGGGATTAGCTTCTTGGAACGCATCTAAGGCTTCAGAATAGGTAGTGTACTGGTCGTTGAACGCATCATTTAATAAGCTAGTTTCCAGACCAGCAAAAGAGTCGCTATCTATGCCGAATTGAGACAGCGTTTGCCTAAGCTCTGCGTCGGTCATTGCCCCATTTTTAGCGCCTTCTATTGCTGCGCGTATTGTGGGAGACGTGTTTTTGACTACGTTAGACAATACATCTGCGACCTGTATGCCAGTACCAAGACCCGCTCCAACAGAGCTACCAACTATGCCAGCTAAAATAGCAGAGGTGGCAATATTAGCGTCAACAGGGCGAGTAGGATCTACTTCGTATAAAGCCACCTCAATTACTGCTTGTACAGCCCCTTCTTCAAGGAATTCTGCTCCGCCTTCCGTTGCAGTACCTACACCTATTTTAGACACACGTTCTATAAAACTATCTATGAATTTGGTAGACATAGATGTAACTTTGTCCCCAAACAAACCCTGCGCTAGTTCTTCTCCACCAAGAACTTTATCGCCTATAATGGATGTTATAAAACCAGTGATTCCTGCCTTACGAGCTACTGAAGTAGCGAACTCTTCAGCTTCTTTTATTTGTGTTTCTGATAATGGTATAGACCCAACCCCCGTAGCTTCCGCTATGCGAGCATTACGTTTTTCAAACTGAGTTATTTTAGCGTTGTAACTTTCTTCGTAGCCGCTTCTTGCTGCATCGCCCGTTGCTTCTGCACTGTCGCTAAGTGTTGTAACGTTTACAGCGACCATTGAAGGGTCTAGATTTTTTGCAAAGTTATTAGCTATCTCGTCACCAAATTTTCTAGCTACGTTTGCGGTTATTTTAGCTCCAGCAAAAGCAACGCCACCTGTACCAATTGCTATTAGCTCTGATGCTGCTTCCTTAACAATATAATCAAGACCAAACTCTATGGGATTTTCCGAAGCCGCACCTATAATAGCTTCACCGACCAATAACCAACTGTCTTTTGTACCCAGACCTTGCCTCTTAGCTTTGTCCCTAGCGCCTTGCAGTCGTTTTTCTATGTCTTTAAGACCTTTCTTGTAGTCTTCTGGTTTACTAGAACCTGTCATGTCAGTAATAGCTTTTAACGTCTTACCAAGTTCGGTAGATCCGGGGTCTATACCACCTAGAGCAGCAAGCCCTAAAAATGAATTGGCTACATCAGCGCCAGCTTCAATAGCAATAGCAGTACCTATAATCCAGTCATCGTCGCCTGTTTCTTCAGCAGCAGTTACAGCGCGTTTTGCTAAATCATATAACCCAAAAGCATCTTCAACGCCGGTTTTATATAGAGTGTCTTCGTGGTATCTACCTGTAGTTTCGTCTACCGTACCTAATGCGCGTAGGTATGCTTCGCGGTCATCTCCAGCACGTAATTCGTCAAGGGCAACGGTATCTAACGCACGTACTGCATCTAGCACGCGACCAGACGTATCCATACCTAGCTCTTCCATTACTCGTAGGTGTGAGTACCCGTCATCTCTAAGTTCTTGGTAGGCGTTAATTGCCTCGGCTCTAAAATCATCTGCCCCAGCGGAGTCTCCACCACTTTCTACATCCTCTCGGTGCATAGCTTCAGCAATCTGATCTATGGTGTTACCGACTAGGTACGCTCTATCATCTTTAGATAACCCAGATACTTCTGCCGAGGTGCCAGATTTATAATCAACACCTAATCCTATATTTGAATCAAAGTCTGCGAGTCCAAAATCTTCTAATTCTTGTTTTACAGTTCCGTTATTAATAGCTGCAATGTAAGAATTGTAGTCTCCCCCCATAAGTGTCCACCCTAAAGGCGGTTCTGGTACTACTGTAGAGGCTTTTAATTCTGTTAATGAAGGTTTACCTAGAAACGGTTCTAGGTTGTTTAGCGCTGTTTCTATTTGTTCAGAGCCAAGATCAAAATTGTCGGTTACGCCGTCCATTTCTAGTTTTAGTAGTAACGCAACACCTTCTGGGTTTATTGTGGGGTCTATTGTAGTTTGCGAAACACTGTCATATATAGACCCGTCTGACTGCACTGTCCAAATAGCGCTGCCATCTTCAAGAAAGGTTTTTTCTAAACCTGAGTTCACTGCGTTATTACGGTAATCTACAAAAGCACCATTACCAGAACTTTCAAAGTTATACGAATTAAACAATTCATTATTACTAAGTGAAGCAACAGCATCATCCGGTATCTCTGTACCACCAAACATGTTACCTAGACCATCTCTTGTACTACGTAACACGCTACCCATAGCCTTTAAGAAACTGTCTTTGTTGTACCCTGCTATACCCCCACCAGATACCACATACTGTCCAAGACCCGTAGCCATAGCGGTTTCAAAGTCTAACCCTCGCGCTAGACCTTGTTGAGTTTTAACTAAACCACCTACAAGAAGTTCTTGGTCTACACCTGCGCGACTAAGGAATTCAGAGGTAAGCCCTACTTTATCAAGAGCGGTTGAAGTAAGAGCAGGGCCAAACGCTGCTAGGAACCCTGCACCTACATTTCCAGTTAACGCACCTATACCTATCTGAGTAGCGGCGTATGCGGCTTGCCCTACTTTGTAGTTATTTGCAGCGGTGGTAGCAGCGATAGCGGCTTTACTACCTGCTTTTGCTCCTTTGGCGGCTTTAGCAGTTGTAGACGCTTCTGTAGCTAGATTTGCTAATATCTCAGAAGCAGCAGCACCCGCCCCAGCAACGCCCATATTTAGAAGAACGTCTTTAAAGTCTCCACCTTGCACTGCGGTAGTAGCTCCAGCAACAGCAGCAGCAGCAGCGGCAGTTTGAGCCACACTATATCCAGTAGTAGCAGCGGTAGTAGCGGTAGCAGCAACAGCGGTGGTAGGAGCACCAAACACTCCTGCTTTTAACAACATTTGCGGAGCATAAATTGCCGCAGCAACAGTAGCAATTATCTTTAATGCGCTACCTAGATCGTTGTCTTTTACTTCGTTGGTACGTATTTCACCATACGAAAAAGGGTCATAGAGGTACGTAGACCCGTCTTTGGTCTGCCGCATAGGACTTACTTCGTACTTTGCATACAACGCCTGTAACATTGGGTCTGTGTTAAACGTCTTTACTAGAGCATCTTCATAACTAATGCCTTGCGTAGTCTGTAAATAGGCTACTTGTTCTGTAAGAATAGGCTCAATAAACGAATGAAATTCTTCCGATTTAATAGGTTTGCTTTTATCTGACCCACCAAACCTACCAAGTTTTTGTGCGGTTGGAGTAAAGTCATACCCGTAATACCCACCAAGTATTGTTGCTATTTCTTCTGGAGAGTCGGCAACATTCAATACCGCATAAGCGGATTGAGCTTCGTTTTCGTCTCTAGGTTTACCGCTGTATATATCTGTTAAATACTCAGGAGCGCCAGTAGCGTCCATGTATTGGTCTGAGCTTATAAGAGTGGATATGTTTGAGTTGGTATAACTACTAGCGCCTTCTCCACCTATTAGATCCATATAAGCAATCATGTCCGAATCGGAGAATGCTTTGTTAAACGCAGTGCTGTAATAGCCCGCTAACTTATCTCCATCGTTTACTTTCCAATAGTCCGCGCCTTTAGCTAAATCTTTTTTATACTGGTCAATAAACTTCTTTGTTGACGCAGCATCGTAGAAAGGATTAAACGCGGTAGCAGCACTTCTAGAATCAATTTTATCTTTAGGCTTAGGTTTTGAAACGCTTGTTACGGGGGCGTTATAGCGGTCTGCATTAGCTATAAAATCAGCTAAGTCTTCTTCAGATGGCTCATTAAAAGACGACTCCATTATGACACCTCTAATAAACTAGCTACAACGTGTAGCCTGTTAGCAGTCGCGGCGGTAACTTTAACAATTTCTGATTCTTCTACTACCAATGCTTCGGTAAGTAACTCTACAGTAGTGTTAGCGGCTACAGCTTTAACTTTAAACACGCTAAAAACCGCAGCAGCGGCATCTGTAATAGTTACCGTTAAAGTGTCAGCGGTGCCTGTATCTTCTGATACAAGAATAGACTTTATAATAGCTGTGGTCGCAGTGGGGCACGTATACAACACAGTTGCATTAGTGGTGGTAAGGTCTACCTTTGCATTTTTATAGTTATGCGCCATTAGCTAAAGAACCACCCTGCGGTTTCGGCCTGCGGTGACAAAGACGCTGTTCGTATTCCTTGATCTAATTGGTCAAAATACACTCGCAGCACGTTGTTAAACAACTCAAAATCTAGCTGGCTATACTGCGCTGGCGCATTCGGTAAGGTTGGGGCAACAAAATCTATGTTGTATCTTGTAGTATCTACAGTCATTACCGTCTCCCATCTGGTCGCATATCTATGCGTGGAGAGCCTAACTGCCAAGCTACCCCTGTATCGGTAGACTGTATCTTTATAGCCATCTGCCTACCCCGCACGCGAGTGTTTATCTGTGTTGTAAATACTTCTACAGGAGAAGAGGCGCTGCGAGTTACTGTACCACTACCTGACCCACCCTCAGAAATAGGGTTGTTGTACCCAGACCCAGAAGATTGTAGCGGTAAGAACTCCATAGTGACACTAGGACTATCAGCGGTTGACCCGTCGAAAGATATGTCTGGTATGACACGATGCACAAAAGCAAACTGATGCCCGTCTTCTAAGTCAAACTGCGCGGAAGATATAAAAGAATCTATAGCTGTTACTGAGCTAGTAGCATTATCGTCTATACCTTCTTCGTGGTTAACTAGATTATTGTTATATGTTGCTGCTATAGGAAATTCTCGTGTGCCAGAGTCTACCCATGCGGTACGTGCTAGAGTGCCGTAGTACCAAATATCTTGGTCGTAGTTGTATATGACGTACTTATCTACCGAAGTAGAACTACCGGAACAGTAGAACCACCAGATCTCACCAAAACTTTCGTTTGCACCGGCAAACACCTGTGCGTATTGCTCGGCGTTTAAATCGTTAAATATGTACTTTTTAAGGTCACAGCGTAGGGTTTGAACTCGCCCATCGTACTTGTAGAAGTTACCTACACCCATCCAATAAGCTACACCGTTAACGTACATAGGAGAGTTTCTAGACGCTATAGATATGTTATCTCCTAGTAGCTGCGCTCCCCACACAATAGGTGCGCCTACATATTTCATCGCGTATACGGCGCTATCCGTCCATATAAGAACTTCTTGGCGTGCCTGCACCCCTGTAATTATTTCAGAGCCACGAGACAATCTAAGACTACCCGATTGGTTTGTAGCAGATGGTGTCCAGTTAATTGCGCTCTCTTGGTCTGACCACCTAACAAGCATAGGATCTAAAGTTGTAGTGCCGAAGGCATTGGCACCAAGACAAAACACAAACCTATTTATGTCTGATACCAAAATAGAATTTTGTACTACGGGGGGATTAGACGCATTGGTTACTGTAGACAGGGCTACTGCACGGGTAGTTAGCCCATCTTCTGATTGATCCCATAAGAAGATACCCGCTCCGTGGGGGCCAAATAAAAGATCTTCCCCAAAATTATCTTGGCTCCAAGAACGAAAAGAGTCAGTAGAAGTTCCGCCTGTACCCCATACCCCATCACCCCATACGGAAGCACCCCAACCTGCTAATGGCGCTTCTGTCTCAGGGCCGGTATTAATTTGGTATTTGGCTGTTACAGTTCCGCCACCCGTAGCAGAAGAAGATGCAGCAGAGGTAAATTCTATGGTGTACGTGTTAAGAGAGGTGTTTTTACTTATTTGAAACTCCCCTACTACAGTAATACCGCCTACCGCAGCACCCCCACTAAACGTAACAAAGTCTCCATCAATGTACCCACCGTTAGCATCCGCAACGGTCACGGTAGAAGACCCAGATACGGTAGTAAACGGGTTGGTCAAAGTGACAGTTGCACGTTCTGGGGTTACGTCGTAATACGCACCACCATTTTCTATATAAAATTTAAGGTTAGTACCTATACCTAGGAGTTTGTTACCCCCTAACGTAACCCACGAAGACAACGACCTAGCTACTCCAAGAAACGTATCGGAAGACAACCGCGTCCACCCACCTATTTTTTCGGGCGTACCTTGCCTAAACCGCACTTTATCGCATTCATACCACCCACCCTCGCTGGTATACACAGTGTTTTCTCGGTTAACTCCGGGTTTAAGCTGTAATTTCTTTAGCGGCATTACCGATACTCACCTGTGCGAATCATTTCAGTAACTTCAACAGCGCGATTGCCCACCTGCTGACTCCACTTGCTGTCCATGAATTCATCAGCAGCAACGTCAAATTGCTCACGGGACATGGCCTCTAGCGCCTTAACAAAGCCACGCAAACGAGTCTGGCCCAGATTAAATGAGATGTCCACCAAGGCATCTTGTCGCGCTTCGTTCATTGCAGGGAACCAGAAATAGCTATCTGTAAGTTCTTCTTTTACCCGCTTGATGTCATTGTTTAGCAGGTAGTCAATCTCATCATCAGACAGGCCAAGACCGGACTCGCTAATATTTCTACCCACCGCAATTGTTTCATAATTTGCGGAGCACATATAAACTTTAGACCGCACACCTTCGTGGCGTTTAAGCATCTTAATTAAATCGCTCATTACCTCTCCCTAGCTACGGAGTTAAC